GGCCCCAGATCCGGACGTGTACGTGCGGGTCACCGGTAGGAACCCGCTAGATGCCAACACAATACCTAAGCTACCAGTCATCAGCTGATCCCGTTTCCGGATATAGTCCAGCGGGTAGCGGCTACTTTTTGAAGCGTCACTACGCTACCTAAAGCGATCGTCCGAGTCCCAGTAGCTGTGCTACCCCCCTGCATCCACACCAAAGTGTCTGTTGTTATGGCGATGAAAATATTACCGCCAGAATCATTCGTTACGACGATGACGGTTCCTATCGGAAACGCAACACTCGCGTTGGCCGGTACGGTATACGTAACCCCGTTAGTGGTGGTGTACCAGCCTTTGCCTCTGTCGGATAGTGCAAACGAGGCGCTACTGTTTTGAATGACCTGCGGGATATCCTTGTAGCCCAACTCAAATAAGCTGGTTCCGTCGTTGCCGAATACAACGCCGTCTCCCCTGACGAGAAAGTAGTTCTTCGTCCCGGTAGTGTCCAATACGAAAAATGCGTTGTCGCTACTGTTAGTACCCGCCTGAACCAAGACACCAAAAGCTTGACTTGCTGTGCCGCCTGATTGAACAGACGTCGCGTACTGTCCAGATAAGCCGGTTACAGCCAGTGTTCTACCGCTACTTGGCGCATTGAGCGTAAAGTTACCGGCTAGACTTAGCGTTAATCTAGTGGTTCCAGCTAAAACGTCTGTTATAACAAAGCCTGGGGTGGAACTCATCCCTATACCCCATTTTCCGCTCGTATTTCCGCTAGCAGCAAACGTTATAAGTTGATTACTTGTAGCTGCACCAGAATCTAAGGCTAACGCTGCGGTATTACTTGCAACCCCGTTTACAGTTACCGCTACCCCACTGCTTGGGGCGTTTATTGTTACATTACCGGTAGACCCGATAGCTACGCGTACCGTAGCTAAACCACCAGTCTGTAAATTAAGAGCGACAGCCCCAATCGGTCCCACATAGTAGTTATGCGAGGCATCCGTACTGATGTCGAAAGTCTGAGTGCCATCAGAGATATCGAACGCACGCGCGTTGGCAAGCGCATTCACTGTAAGTGCGGTACCGCTTGTCGGAGCCGCAACAGTGATATTGCCCGTACTATTCACCGTAATCCGCGTAGCGTTGTTGCTGAGTAAAATCAGCGAGTGCGCAGTGCTGGTACCGAGCGTATGGTTGTGGCTAGCATCCTCCGCGTGGATGAAAGTTGACGTGCCGTCTCCAGCGGATAGGTACGTCGTATTGACCACTGTGGACAGCGTGACAGCAGCCGATGCCCCACCAGCTACTTGAGTGACGGACAGCGCTACGCCACTGGCGGGGGCATTAATTACCCACTGGCCGCTGGCGTTGATGACTCCGCGCTGCACCCCCGCAGTGGATATACCAAGAACGTCTACCCCGGCTTTGTAAAGTCCCAGAGTTGTATCAGAAGCAAACGTGATGGAAGGGGCGGCTGCTGTACCATCCCCGAAGGTCACCCCACCGCCGGTAATCGCATTGACGATGTTGAGACCGTCACAGTACAGAATTGTGCGGTTAGCCTGCGGGACCACGAAGGTCGTACCCGCCCCTCCTGCGGATATCGTAAGCGTGAACGCTCCCGTGGTCTCGTTGTCGATCCAGTATTGCTGAATCGACGCGGGCACCTGAACAACCGTATTGCCCGCCAGTAGTCCCGTGAACTTGTATGAAATGCGGTTGAGCTGCGCACCGGTCAAAATAACCGTACCCGACGCACCCGCGAGACTGATTGTGACGAAGTTGAAAGACGAGGCGACTGCTTGCCCGAACCCCATCGTAAAGTAGTTCGACCCATCGCAGACCACGATACAAGAATCGTTTGGGTTGAACGTCTTGTTAGTGGTTCCATCAATCGTCCCTGCAGGGGGTTGTACCGTAAGAACCCCAGTGCCGGAATTCTTGATGTAGCAGAACCAATCAGAGCCAGCGGTGCCCGCGGTAGGGAGCGTGAACGTGCCCCCTGCCCCACCCGTCCATTCCACGCAGTTGGCGCGGTCTGTCGTTAAAATCGAATAATTAGACCCCTGCGCATTAATGAAAATGCGCTCGTTCAAGGTTGTCGTGATCGCCTTGAGACCGTTGCCAGCGAGGGCCGCCGCATTCGCAACTGAGGTGCCCGCGCCGAGCTGTAGCGCTCGCCACGTGCCTGCCGACGTAGAGTTGTCCGATAGGACTAGAATCCACGCGGCGCCGGAAGCCGGAGCCATAACGGTACCGCCGGAAGCGTCCAGCACGGAGAACGTATTCGCACCGACGTTATTGAATATAGCGGTGTAGCCGGTAGATACCTGCCGCGCATCCGACAACTGCAACGTCAAGGCGGGGGCCGTCGCGGTGCAATCAATCCATTCCGCAACCGCGGGAGAGGTGATATTAGACTCTAGCGGCCACCCCAGTACTGTATTAACTGAAAACGATAACGCTAGATAAGTCGGTATCGCCGGAGCGATCGGATTACCTCCGAATAACGTCTGGTACACGCTAGGCATAGCTCAGTCCTCGTTGCGCACGGCGGCGCGATCCACGGAGCGCATCAAGTCTTCTTTCTCTAAGTTGGACACCGCCTCCTCGTAAAGTGGCTGCCACGTCGCCATGCGTTCATCGTTCTTCACGAAAGGGGTGCACTCCATGAGCGTGCGGTACAGCAACGTTTCCGGGGCGTAATCAGTCCAAAAGTTAGTTTGATTAGTGTTGTCCAGTAACTGCGGCAAGCCGTAGTACAGTATCTGCCACGGGTAATTGACGGGTGGAGTAGGCACCACCAGCCAGTGCGCGTAATCAACGTCGGCATAAAACTGCGGTTGCGCCGTCAAGGTTAGATCTGGCCAGTAGCTCAAACAGTACTCGTACTGCCGTGGGAAAATAGGAGTTGCAGCATTCTGTGACGGGTCCGCTGCCGTCGCTACCCCGAAGTTCATGGAGATCGTGCGCCGCCAGCCGTTCGGCTTGGTGTACACCGCCGTACCCGCGGTAAGCGTGCTCACTACTGGGATGTTCATACCCAGTATTTTCAATCGCCGCGCTATCGCCCGCTCCGCGTTGTTTATCAACAGCGGAAATAGGTTGAAAACCGTCGTATCAGTGACCGCGCCCCCACGCTCCAAGTACGCTTGAAGGTCAGATATCAGGCTCGTGAAGGTGAGGGCTACGGGCATTTACGCTACGTCCCTGACTGGGACTCCGTCTCCAGATCCCGGCGGAGGCTGCTGCGCGGGTTGTATACGTGCTTGCGTCAGCGCTTGTTTTGCCTGCTGCACCTCGCCGATAACTTGCGCAAGCGGCATGAACTCGCCCCACAAGGGATGACTGCGTGACATGAGTAAAGCCTCAATGTTGGTTAACGTCTGCAAAGAAAGCATGTTTCGTCCTATGGTTGTTTAGCGATAGTTGCAATAGTGGCGTCTTTAGCTTGGCTACCTTCACTGGAGCCAAAGTAAAACGCCGAGGCTTGTTTAGCCTCCGAAGAGAGGTAGCCGAATATGGTTCCGAAGAACAACCCAGCCTCCCCACTCAATAAAAGATGTGCCCGATCCGGCCATACAAATAAGCCCAGCACCATTCCGCCAGAGACGGCTAAAAACCCGCCGATAACTAGCCACGCTAAGCGTGCCACGTTCGGGTCCTTAACAGCTACCTGCATCGCACGGGCATTTGCAACGTCTTCCAACCTAAGCTTGTCGCGATCGATACCCAACTTAACGAGCTGCTCCTGATGCTCGTTTTCCGCCTGCTTCAATGCAAGGAGTTGCTCTGGAGTCGCACTCAAAAGCGCGGCCTCGACTTTCGGGGGGTCACTCGTCCCAAAAATCTTTCTGATCAGCGGATCAACTAGCGGCGCGAATGGTCCCGCCGCCGTATCCGCAATAGTCGGCGCTACCGTCTTGAGTACTTGCCACGCCCCCGCACCAATGTCTTTTAGTAGGTTCACGTTGTAGTGCCGTCCAGAAATAGGGCTCTTTCGAATTCTCGACGCCGCTTTAGCCCCTTATCCTCGACGCCGTTAATGTGGTCAAAACGTAGAAATAGGTCAGCGACCTGAGCCCATTGCTTCAGCCCCAGCGCTTTATGTAGCTCAGAAGCCCGCGCGAAGCTACCTACACCAATGTTGTAAGTTAAGGATACCAACGCATCGAACTGATGCTGTGTAAACGCAATACCTAGCACGTTAACGACGGAGGACGCTTCCGCGGTGTCTTCCCGTAGCCATTGCAGCGCCTGTTCAGGGGTACATGTCGTCGTTTCGGTAACGCCCTTTGTGTGCCCCCAACCACACGTCCAAGGCTCGTGCGGGAACTTCCGGTACGCCTTGTCCTGGTACTCCTCAAATAGCTGTATTAGCGCTACACCTAGCGGACTGGTGTTCATTTCCCACCCCCGTCGTAAATACGACTCCAGAGCTGCTCGAACCGCGGCGGTAAGCGCTCTAACGCGCTAATTCGCAGCTCAATCTGTTGCACTCGGGAGCCGTACTCATCGTGTCTGAACTGGTAGTCAAAAGACGCTTTCTCTTTCACGTACATCTCG